GCTCCTGCTACTCAACCTATTATGGGTGGAGATTTACAAGCAGTAGGAGTAAACATTACTGAACGAGTCAAAGTAAAACTTAAGCCTGTACTTCCTCAGAACTTCCTAATTGATCCTGTAGCTACTTCTATTGATGACGCTATGGGTGTAGCTATTGATGAGTTTGTAAGTCACCACCAAGTAGAATTATTACAAGAACAAGGAGTGTATCGTGACGTATATGTTGGTTCTGCCGCTCCTGATACTGACTTGGAACCTGACCAAGACCTAACTGTTTACAGTGATGACAAAGTACGTTTGACTAAGTATTACGGTCTAGTGCCACGAGAGCTTCTAGATTCCGCTACAAGCGACGATATAGAAGAGCTGGTAGATGAGGAAGGGTCTGACTCTCGTTACGTAGAAGCCGTTGTGGTGGTTGCTAACGGTGGTATCCTTCTTAAAGCTGAAGCTAACCCTTACATGATGGAAGACCGTCCTGTTGTTGCATTCCCTTGGGATGTTGTTCCCGGACGTTTCTGGGGTCGTGGTGTATGTGAAAAAGGATACAACTCACAAAAAGCACTTGACACAGAACTACGCGCACGTATCGACGCATTAAGCCTTACTATTCATCCAATGATGGCTATGGATGCTACACGCTTACCAAGAGGTGCAAAGCCTGAAGTACGTCCCGGTAAGATAATTTTAACAAGCGGAGATCCTCGTGAAGTCCTTCAACCCTTTAACTTTGGTCAAGTCAGTCAAATCACTTTTGCTCAAGCCGGAGCCTTGCAGCAGATGGTACAGCAAGCAACAGGAGCAGTGGACTCAGCAGGAATTGCAGGTCAGGTTAATGGCGAGAGCACTGCCGCTGGGATTAGTATGTCTCTTGGCGCTATTATTAAACGTCATAAACGCACACTGATTAACTTCCAACAATCTTTCTTGATTCCTTTTGTTAAGAAAGCAGCTTATCGTTATATGCAGTTTGATCCTGAGTCGTACCCTGTAGCCGACTACAAGTTTAACGCTAGTTCTACTTTAGGTATTATTGCTCGTGAATACGAAGTTACTCAGCTTGTACAACTGTTACAGACTATGGGTAAAGACTCACCGCTATACAATACATTGATTCAATCTGTTATTGACAACATGAACTTGTCTAACCGTGAAGAACTTATTGCAGCAATGACGCAAGCTATGCAGCCTAATCCTCAAGCACAGCAGATGCAGCAGCAAGTACAACAAGCACAACTACAGTTCCAGCAGTCACAAACAGCAGCACTAGCAGCTCAGGCTCAAGAGTCGTCTGCACGAGCTACTAAGCTGTCTGCTGAAGCTATGGCTGTACCGCAAGAACTAGAAATTGATAAGATCAATGCTATCACCCGAAACCTTAAAGAAGGTGATCAAGAAGATAAAGAGTTTGAACGACGTATGCGTGTCGCTGAGACTCTCCTCAAGGAAAAGCAAATAGAAGGTAAAACGAATGTTAATAACGCAGAAAGAAATGCAGTCCCTGCTGGACCAAGTGAACAACCACTTCAAAGGAACATTCCAGCGTTTGGACCAACTGGAAGCCAAGGTGGAGGAACTCAGTAATGCCAAAGTCGAAGGATCCAAAGCTAGCACGAGCGGGCGTAAGCGGGTACAACAAACCAAAAAGAACGCCTAGTCACCCTACAAAAAAGTTTGTAGTAGTAGCCAAAGAAGGCGACAAGACTAAGACTATTCGTTTTGGTGATGCTAAGATGACTATTAAGAAAGACCAACCTGCACGTCGTAAATCATTCAGGGCACGTCACAAGTGTGACACAAACCCACCTAGTAAACTAACAGCACGATATTGGTCGTGTAAGAAATGGTAAGGAGATTACTATGCCAATGGGACCGGGAACATATGGAAGTAAAGTAGGACGACCACCTAAAAAGAAAGGAATGGGTAAGGCCACGTCTACTGCTGACTTTAATAAAAAAGTAGCTTCAATTAAAGCAAACACTAAGTTAACTGCTGCTCAAAAGAAAGCACAAATAGATAAAATGATGAAAACTAGAGTTGCTCGTAAAAAAGCTAACGTATCTATGAAAGCAAAAATGCCAAGGAGATAACTATGCCGGGTAAAAAGAAGAAGGTTAAAAAGCCTTATGGCTACTAAAAAAAAGAAAGCTAACGACGCTTGTGCGCGTAAGGTCAAGTCTAGGTATAAAGTTTGGCCTTCCGCGTATGCTTCTGGTGCCGTAGCTAAATGCCGAAAGGTAGGAGCTAAAAACTGGGGTAACAAAAGTGGCCGTAAAAAAAAGTGAGAAAGGCGCTGCCCTTAAGAAGTGGTTTAATGAGGAGTGGGTAGACGTTAAGACAGGTAAACCATGTGGGCGTAAGTCTGCTAAGAAAGGTAAGTCTAAACGTCCATACCCCTCTTGTAGACCTAAAGCAGTCGCAGCTAAGATGACCGCAGCAGAAAAGAAGTCATCCGCTAAACGCAAAACAGGACCAGATAAAATTAAACATGCAGTCACAGCTTCAGGCCGTAGAAGAAAAACTACAAAAAAAGCTTGACAGCAGTAAAAATATATGTTATACTATTAATATATAGTAAACAAAAGAGATACTATGACACCAGAGCTTGAAACTTACTTTAATAATTTTAATCAATTATTTAATAACGAAGGCTTCAAACAACTCTTAGAAGAAATCTCTGTAACTACCAAACAGTTATCTGATGTACAGACTGTTAAAGATGTAGAAGAACTCTTCTTTCGTAAAGGTCAACTTGCAGCTTTTGCAACAATACTAAACCTAGAAGCAACTATTAAAGCTACTAGGGATCAAGCAGAAGCTGAAGAACAAGAAGAGATTTATGTTTAAAGTATTTGACTTTCGTTGTCCTAATGGACACGTTCATGAAGAATTTGTAGAATCTACTGTCACAGAACATAGGTGCAAAATATGTGATGAAGTTTCTACAAGGATGGTATCTGCCCCGTCCTTTCACCTAAATGGCGCTGATGGTTCATTCCCCGGCGCTCATATGAAATGGGTACGAGAGCACGAAAAAGCAGGTAGTAAACAATAACTCCATAATGATTATAATCACGGAGCTTAATAATGTCAAGAGCAACATTAGTTGACCCACAACCAGAAATGGATAACGTGGACGATATAAACGAAGAAGCAGTTGAGACTCAGTTTGCAGAAGAAGAAGTAGCTGAACAACCTCAAGAGCAACCTACTGTTCCAGAGAAGTATCAAGGTAAGTCTTTGGAAGAAGTCGTACAGATGCACCAAGAGGCTGAAAAGCTTTTAGGTCGTCAGTCAGGCGAAGTAGGCGAACTTCGTAAAGTAGTGGATGATTACATTAGTAGTCAAACACAACCAGCACCTCAACAACCTGTTGAGCCTGAAGAAGATATAGATTACTTCACTGATCCACAAGGTGCTGTTAATCGTGCAATTGAGAATCATCCTAAGATTCGAGAAGCAGAGCAGTATTCATCGCAGTATAAGCAACAAGCTGCATTGGCTACTCTTAATACTAAACACCCAGACATGCAAGATATCCTAGCGGATCCCAAGTTTGCTGAGTGGATTAAAGCTTCAAAAATTAGGACTCAATTGTTTGTAGCCGCTGACCAAGGGTACGATGCTGACTCTGCTGACGAACTGTTTACACTCTGGAAAGAACGTAAAGCAGTGACTCAACAAACCGCCGATGTTGAAAAACAGGCACGTAAGCAACAACTCAAGGCAGCTAATACAGGCAATGCACGAGGCAGTGGCGAAGGGACTAGGAAGAAAGTATATCGACGGGCCGATATTATTAAACTTATGAGAACAGACCCAGACCGTTATACAGCATTAGCCGATGAGATTATGGCAGCGTATGCGGAGGGTCGCGTAAAATAATCTAGGAGATTATCATGGCTACTCAAACTTATCCCGGTACGGTTGGCGGCGGAAGTATCGTCAACAAAGCTGCTGCTGCTACTTTCATTCCAGAAATCTGGAGTGACGAAGTAATTGCTGCATATCAAAAGAACCTGAAGATGGCTCCGCTTGTTAAGAAGCTGCCAATGACAGGTAAGAAGGGCGATGTAATTCACATCCCTAAGCCTATTCGTGGCGCTGCTTCTGCTAAGGTTGCTGACACTGCTGTCAACATTCAAGCAAACGTAGAAGGTGAATTGCAGATCTCTGTTGATCGTCACTTTGAATACTCACGTTTCATTGAAGACATCGTAGAAGTACAAGCGCTTAACAGCCTCCGTCAGTTCTACACTGAAGACGCTGGTTACCAGTTGGCGCTTAAGGTTGACACTGACCTTATGAACGCTGCTACTGGCTTTGGTGACGGTACTCTTGACCTTGCTGCACCTTCTGGCGCTGATTGGGAAAATAGCAACTCATACTTCTTTGATGCCGCCGCAACAGGTGGTACTCCATTAAGTTTGTTTGATGCTAACGGTGGCGCACATGACGTAGCCGCTGGTGACAACTTCACTGACGCTGGCTTCCGTCAAGCTATTCAGCTTCTCGATGACGCTGACGTACCAATGGACGGACGATGCATTGTTGTTCCTCCAGTAGTACGTAACACAATCATGGGCACTGAGCGGTTCTCGTCTTCTGACTTCGTATCAGGACAGACTGTTAACACTGGTCTTATCGGCAACCTTTACGGTGTAGACGTTTACGTTTCATCTAACTGCCCAACTCTTGAGACTAATGTACGTGGTTGTATCCTTATGCAGAAGGACGCTATTGTACACGCAGAGCAGATGTCTGTACGTTCACAGACTCAGTACAAGCAGGAGTACCTCTCAACTCTGTACACTGCTGACACTCTGTATGGCGTTCAGGTATACCGTCCTGAAGCTGGTCTTGTACTTGCTGTCTACGACGCATAAGTACACTAGGGGGTCAGCAATGGCCCCTTTTCCTTTCTTTTCTTTTTCTGCAATAGGAAAATTAAATGTCAAACTATACTAAAACTACAGACTTTGCAGCTAAAGATACGCTACCCTCTGGTGACTCTGGAAAGATTATTCGCGGTTCAGAGTTTGAAAAAGAGTTTGATGACATTTCTACTGCTATTGCTTCTAAAGCTGACACAGCTAGTCCTACGTTTACCGGAACAGTAACTACAGATAACTTAACAGCGACGGGAGTAGTAGACTTCTCAGGCGCTTCATCAGTTCTTGGCGGTGTTCCTGCTGGCGGTACAACAGGACAAGTTCTTTCTAAAGCATCTAATACAGATTATGACGTTACATTTGTTGATCCTGTATCAACTGCCGAAGATGTAACATTTACGCCTGCTGGTACTATTACAGCAACAGATGTGCAGGCTGCTATTGAAGAACTAGATAATACTTTAGGAGAAGTAACCACACAACAATTTACAGGTGATGGTACAGATGTTGATTTTACTTTATCATCTTCTCCTGCATCAACAGCGGTACTTACTGTTTTTATAGATGGTGTTTTTCAAGAAGACGGTACTTATAGTCTAAGCGGTACTACGCTTACTTTTACTGAAGCCCCTCCTGTTAACGCTGGCATTGAAGTTGTTTTTCAACGAACAGCAGCATTAGGAAGTACAACTTCAAATCTTGTTACTTACACACCCGCCGGAACTGGCGCAGTAGATACTACAGTACAGACGAAGCTTAGAGAAAGCGTTAGCGTCAAGGATTTTGGTGCCGTTGGCGATGGTGTGACAGACGATAGCACTGCACTTCAGAATGCTATTAATGCGGCGGCAAACGGTTCGCTATATGTACCCTCTGGCACTTACTTAATTGATGACACTCAGATACGAGTAGAAAGCCCATGTCGTATTTTTGGTGATGGCCCGACATCTATTCTGAGATTTGATCTTGACACCAAAACGCAAGGTCTCCGTGTGGCGTCTAGCAGTGTCACTCTTGAGTCCTTATACATTGACTCTCGTAACACTAGCACAAGCGATGTCACGATATTAGTGACCCACGACGATTCGCTTGGGTATATCAACGATTTTGTAATGAAGAACGTCCACATATTTGGCGGCAATTCATTAGATACAGACAGTCTCCCAGAAAATCATGGCATTAAGTTTGGCGACGATACGAATGTTCGCCGCTGGAGAATGGAGGGCTGTACGCTTGAGAAGCTACGCATCGGTATGTTTACGGGTAATGCGTTTGGCACTAATGGAAATACAGCTGAAGATTGCACGATATCCAATTGCTCATTTTTAAACATGGGCACACGAGCATTAATATTTAACACTGACTTTGCAACATCTGGTGCGAAGGTCGCATGGGACAATGTTCGGGTAAGCAATTGTTTGTTTGAAGGCCATCAGGGCACTTGGTCAGAAGACCGCTGTACTGTATTGGGTACTGATGGTTGTCGCAGTCTGTCGGTTACAGGTTGTCAATTTATTGATTTAGACAGGCCAAATGATTGTTGCATCCACGTTGAAAACGAAAGCGATAACTTTGTTGCTACTGGAAACACCTTTAGAAATGTTGGCGGCGGGATTGCTTACTACTCACTTTCGTCTGGCGCAAATATTTCCGGAAATGTTATTTTTGGCAGGCATGATCGCAGTGAAACCACCCTTGATGGTGCGCTAACGGACTCAGCAACAACCATCCCATTACATGATGCGTCTGGCTTTCCAAGCTCTGGCACAATCAAAATTAATGCTGAGATCATTACATACACAGGCAAAAGCAGTAACAGTCTGACGGGCGCAACGAGGGGTGCAAGTAGCACAACTGCGGCGGCTCATTCTGGTAACTCTATTGTTTATACGGACCCATCGACGTTTGATACAAGCACAATAAATACCACCGGAGACAAGGGTATTTACATCATCAATGATACTGATGGCTCCCCTAAAAATGTCAGCATTTCTGATAATGTCATTGTTTCATTTCAGTCAGCCATACAGATGCAAGGAAGTCGCCAGCGTCATCTAGTCAAGGATAATCTTATCAGCTTGTGTGGATTTGGCTTGCGGCTCGCGTCTGGATCAGAAGCGTTTACGATTGCAGGGAACCATGTTCGTATGTCTAAGTTCTTTGCTGACTTAGCGACAAACAGTTCTGCAACGTTCTCTGCCAACACAATGGATTTATGTGACTCACTGTTTGGTGCTATTACTACAGACAGGCGCACAGTGATGAATGGCTTTAAAATTATTAAGACCGTTTATTTTTCTGGTGGTAGTGCAATTCAATACGATCTATTTGATGAGCCTGTCATGGCGCTTGGTCGATATTCTGGACGCGGCTTTGAGGAAGGGAATCAAGACGATGAAGCTGTATTCCAATGCAATTTCGAGGTTGATAGTTCTGGCACCTTGACGAAAACTAATGAGAGCAGAATTAATTCCGGGTCGCTATCTGTTGCCGCCACTAACTTTTTGAATATTACGTCTGGATCATTGACCCAAAAGTTTTTTACCAATACAGACCAAAACCTTACTTATGAAGTTCAGTTTGATGGTGTATTGATTTGGAAAAACTACACATGATCCTATCTGACTTCAACAATCACTACAGCTACAAGTACGATCCAAAGGGTCGGGATGAGTGGCGCGTGTTAAAGCCTAATGTGTTGGGTAAGTACCACGGCGATTGCGAAGACTACAGCCTATCTGTCCTGTACTACGTGATCTGCCGAGAGTCATGGTTCAGATTCTGGTGGCTACTGATTACCTTCCAAGCTGAGATATGTGGCTGTGAGACTAAGGGCGGCGGTCATGCTGTACTACGCTACGGCGATATGTACATTGATAACTGGACAAAGGCATGGGTCGAGCGTGAAGACATGGAAGAGCTAGGCCATGAATTCTGGCCTTGGTACTTAACGATTCTCCCCACTACTGTCGCCATTAAGATGATGATGGCAAAACTGAGAGGCTAATATGAGCATTATCGAACCCGGAGGAATATTCGGATTAGATTACAAAGAAGGTGAATGGACTGCTGGAGTTTCTGATAACTCTGGGAATGATTCGGCAACAACGGCAACAGGTCGATATGTAAAAATTGGATCGTTAGTTCATATATCTTTCTTAGGGTTTAACAATATTGATACGACTGGCTTAACATCGACTGATCCCATAAGGGTTACGGGATTGCCTTTTGATGTGCGCTCTGGCTTTTTGGGCGGCTCGGTTGTTCTTGATAAATTTGCTTTAGGCTCGGCGGCTTATGTGACGCCGGTCCCAGTAACTAATGGGACTCAAATTATATTGAGGACAACAATCTCAGGAGCTTCAGATAATCAGCTTCTTGTTTCAGCTATAACCTCTGGAACGTCCGACATTACATATATGTCTGTAACATACTTAACAGACTAGGGATTAAAAGATGGCTCTTACAAAAGTATCACCTGCTATGATCAATGCATCATTTTTTAATGTATTGGCCTACGGAGCAGATAACACAGGAACAACCGACTCTGCCTCTGCAATACAATCTGCAATTGATGCGGCTAGAGCTTCTGGCGTTTTTGCGTCTGTTTATATTCCATCAGGCACGTATTTGATTGGTACAGAGCTTGTCTGTGATCGAGTGTCAATTATTGGAGATATTGGAAAAGCAGTCTTAAAGTCGAGCGGGCTTGGTGTTAATGATTTTATTTTGGCAATGGGAACATCGGTTAGTTATGGCGATGCTAGGCCAAACATAGAAAATATCTTTGTTGACTGTAATAGTGAATGCAATGGTATTGAGATTTCAGCAAGACATATCAATGTTATAAATTGCCATGTCATTGATGCAGATGCCACTGCCGCAACAAAGGGAATCAAGCTAGAAAGAAACACTCAATTAGTGCAAAACTGCCATATCTCTAATTGCGGTCATGGAATTTTTCTTGATGGCATTACTAGCGCAACTGTGGCGGCAACAGTAATCAAAGATAACCACATAAGTGATTGCACCACTTCTGGAATCATTACCAATGAAGCAACCCAGCTTTTAATTGAAGGCAATGTGATTCAAACGTGTGGCACAGAAATAATCCTCAAGAATACAACCGGCAATGATTTTGATGCCGTTAACATTATCAACAACTATTTTGAAGATCAGACTGGTCCAAAAACAGAATTCATATTGCTTGACCCCAATGTTCAAGGCGACATTGAGGCTATTACTATTTCTGGAAACAGTTTTTACAGCGGCAACATTACAGGAATGGTTGCGATTAGGATTAACAAGGCGGAAATCGTCAACATTACTAACAACTTCTTTAGGGCGATTCCATATTGCGTGGCCGTAACAACTAACTACGCAGATACGTCTGGCGTGTTTGAAGGCAATGCACTAAGCACAAACGTAACAAGCGCGTTTGATAGTGGAGATGCACAAACGCTGGCGGCTATGAGGAAGTTTAGATTTGGCAAAAACAAAAACTTTAACGCCAAGGTGTCAGGCGTTGCCAATATGACTTCTGGCAATGCTACTGTGACGGTAACGCATGGGTTAGATATTACTCCCGAAAAAGTATTGGTTAGTTATTATGATTCAACTGACGCAGAAGTATCGGCTTCTGGCGTATTGTTTGCGGAAAATATAACGTCAACATCATTTGATATTACTAGAGACACGGGAGCGGCAAACACTCCCAGAGTTGCGTATGTTGCTCTCTTTGGAGAGTTTTAATTTTATTGAGGACTAAACCATGTCAGGCGAAGTAACAGGGAGAAGGTACAACCGCATAGGTATTAAATTAAAATGATAGACCCTGTAACTGCTATTGCGGCAGCGTCTAAAGCGTATGCTATGACCAAAGCAATGGTGGAAGCAGGACGATCTGTTGAGGACACAATGACTCAACTAGGCACATGGTACGGTCATGCTTCAGACGTACTTTATGCTGACAAGAAAGCCAGAAGTACAAACCCTTTTAAAAAGGTAGTGTTTAGTAAAAGTGTAGAGGCTGAAGCGGCAAAAGCTTTTGCGGCAAAGAAAAAGTTACAAGCTCAACAGAAAGAATTGTTGTCAATGATTGGCATGGTTTACGGTAAAGACGGCTTAGATGAGTTTAGAGCCATGAAACGACAAATAGCGGCGCAGAGAGAGCGGGATGTTTACAGACAGCAAGAGTTAAAAGAAACAATGCTTGAGTCTTTTTTAGTGGTTGTATTAGCAGGATTAGCGTCAGTGTTAATTATGTTTATGTTTACAAACAGTACAAAGTAATAGGAATAGTCCAATGGGAATAATTGCGACAAACGGTATTTTTGGAACGCAGTCGAGTGGCGGTGGTGGCGGTAGTTCATACACAGATGGAAATGTTGATACTCATTTAAATGTCTCAAGTGCTGGCAGTAATGAAGTGCTTAGTTGGAGCGGTTCTGATTACGCGTGGGTTGCTCAAGCTGGCGGAACATATACGCCAACGCTAAGGTTTGCGCGTCTTACAATGGATAGCGACACAGCCATATTGGACGACGCTTGGCGGGTAGTTACTACGTTTAATACAAGAGATGAAGATACGTCCACAGGCAACGCACTTACTAGCACATTGGCTGACGGTAAGTTTATTATTCCTTCAGGCGTAACAAAAGTAAGAGTTAGGGCTTCTATAAATACATCTTCAGCTTCAGATCAATTTATTCTTAAAATTGCTAAGAATGGGACAGAAGACAACATACCAACTTCCATGATTGACACGGCCTCTACGGGCGCTGAAACAGGATATGCAGAAACAGGAATCTTGTCAGTAAGCCAAAACGATTACTTCCAAGTTTATATATATTCTGGAACTAATAGGACTTTAAACGCAAACAACGCAACATGGTTTGAGATTGAGGTACTTGAAGGCTCAATGCTTACCACAACTATTTAGGAGTAAAATATGTCAGGCGAAGTAACAAAGAGCATTACAGCTCAGAACACATTTAGCGATGAGATTGCAATACAGGGATACTTTAACGTCTCTATTACTGGCATTGCTGGCGGTACAGAGGTAACAGTGCAGCGACAAACAGGAGTAGATGGCACGACGTTTACTGATGTTGATTCGTTTACTGCTGATATAGAAACGTATGGTTATGAACCCGAACTTGTTCTTTACAAGATTGGCGTTAAGACAGGTGACTTCGGTTCAGGTACTTGCAAAGTACGTTTAGGAACTAAGCACCGTGATCGTTCTAGCTGGACATATGTTTACTAAGGAGTAATCATGGCTCCTTTAGATCAAGCAATAGCACGTTTAGATAAACACGAAGCTGAGTGTGCCCTGCGATACGAAATGATCCAGCTACAACTTGATGAGCATAACAAGCGTTTTGATAAGCTTGAGAAGATGATGACAGGTGGCTTTGCTTCTATTGCTATTATTGTCACTATGGCTATTGCTATCTTGGAGTTTGCTAGATGATACAAGCTTTGATCGGCCCTATTGTTAACCTTGTCGGTGGACACCTTCAGCGTAAAGCAGAAGAGAAGAAGGCTGTCCATGAGCGTAAACTAGAGGTTATCAAGCAAGACAGTAACTGGGAAAACATCCAAGCAGGTAACGCAGGCGCATCGTGGAAGGACGAGTGGTTTACATTGTTGTTTTCTATACCTTGTATTCTTGCGTTTTACGAACCAGCAGTGCCTGTAGTTATGCAGGGCTTTGTTGTTCTTGAGGGTATGCCTGAGTGGTACAAAGCGTTTTTGGGTGCAGCAGTAGCAGCGTCGTTTGGCCTACGTGGTCTGGCTAACTGGAAAAAGTAACATGGATGAAAGAGAGTTAGAAATACAGCGAGCAATACAAGCCATTCAACGTTCGTTAGGTCAAACTGGCGGTAGTGGCGGTGGTCCAGTGCCTCTTCAAGGTGTTCCTACGCCTTTTGAAAGTGGTGTTGTCAGAGCAGATCCTTCTACAATTGGTATGATGGATACACGTAACCCTGCTCAGGACGCTGCAATTGCTGCTATGCGCGCTGCTGATCGTGGTATGGAAATTCTTCCTGAAGATCAAATAGGACCAACAGAAAATCTTGGTATGGAAGACAGTATATTTCAAATACTGATGGAAACCATTATTGGCGAACAAGGTATACCAGAAGGTGTTTCTCCTGAAGTTATTGAAGCAATTAGAGGAGACTTTGGGCCAACAACAATTCCTGCTGAACTTCAAGAAATTGCTATAGAGATAGCAGAAGCAGGCGGCTTTGATGAATGGTATGCCCAACAAGATTTAGAAGGACCTCCTGAAGAGTTACCAACAGAACTAGAAGAAGAAGTAAGTGATATCGACGAAGACACTACACTTGAAGATGAAATAGGTGTAGAACCTGACATGCCTATTGACATTCCTCCTCCTACATTACCTCCACGAGAAGAGGAAGGTGACGGTGACGGAGAAGGAGAAGGAGAAGGAGAAGGAGAAGGAGAAGGAGAAGG